AAATAAGATCAAAGGAAACCCAAGCAATCCTCGAATAATTAAGAATGATAAATTCAAGAAGTTAGTTAAGTCTATTAGGGAGTTCCCTGAGATGTTAAAACTTAGACCTATTGTAGTAGATGAAGATATGATTGTCTTAGGTGGCAATATGAGATTAAAGGCAAGTAAAGATGCAGGGCTTAAAGAAGTATGGATAGAAATAGCAGAAGGACTTACTGAAGAACAAAAGAAAGAATTTATAGTAAAAGACAATGTAGGTTTTGGAGAATGGGAATGGGATATACTTGCCAATGAATGGGATAGTGTACAACTTGCTGAATGGGGATTAGATGTGTGGCAGAATGAAGATGACTTAGAAGAACCTGATTTTAATGAATTAACAGATGATAGTAAAAAAGATGCAGTTATTAAAATAACATTTAAAAATGAAGAACATTTAGAAGATGCAGAAAAAGAAATAGCAAACATAGTAAGTAAATATGAAAAAGCATTTTATTCAGTTAGTTCAGAAAAGTGAGATTAGAAAAAGCTTCATACAAGGCAGTTAAGTATGCCTGTCTTAAATTTCATTATGCTAAGACAGTTCCTGTAACTAATATATCATATTCAGTGTTTAATAATAAGAATGAATGGTGTGGTGTTATTTGTTATGGTTTAGGTGCAAATTATAGATTAGGCAGTACTTATGGAGTAGTGTCAGGACAATTTTTAGAATTAACTAGAATGGCTTTAAATGGAAAGCAAGAAAGTACAAGTAAGGCAATGGCAATATCTATTAAACTATTAAAGAAACATAAACCTTTAGTAAGGCTTCTAATTAGCTATGCAGATAAAGGACAAAAACATTTAGGTATAATTTACCAAGCTACAAATTGGTTTTTTGTAGATGAAAGTAGAAGTAGTGGATGGGAGATATTTTACAAAGGGAAATGGAGACATGACAGAATCTTGACATCATTATCAAACCAAATAAAAAATAACATTCAAAAAAGAAGAAAGTCAGGAAAATTTAAATATATATATCCACTAACAAAAGAATTAAAAGATAGGTGTTTAGAATTAAAAAAACCATATCCTAAAAATGCGAGTAAAGCATAAAGAGTAATGCGTTGGCTATTCCAAGTCAAAGAAGGGGTGCAATTCCACCTACTCGCTCAAAATATAAAAAATGGAACAAAATAGAACAAAGATTAACAAAGAGAGGTTGTTAAAAGCATTAGAAAGTTCACTAGGAGTAATAACTACAGCATTAAAGGTTTGTGATTTATCAAGAACAAACTTCTATAAGTGGTTAAAAGAAGATGAAGAATTTAAAGCAAAAGTAGAAGAAATAGAAAACATACAAAAAGACTTTATTAAGTCAAAGTATTATGAATGTGTAAAAGACAAAGTGCCTTCAGTTGTTATACACGCAGCTAAGACACGACTTGGTTGGAACGAAACAAATAGAGTAGATATAACGTCAGGCGATAAAGCTATTAATATGCCTGTTATAACATTTGTTGAAACTGATACTGAATAAAAAATATAATCCGCTATTTGAATCAGATGCTCGTTATTTTATAATAACAGGCGGTAGGGGATCAGGTAAATCTTTTGCTGTCACAGTATTTCTTACTTTACTTACAATGACTAAAGGAATAAGGATATTGTTTACAAGGTTTACAATGACATCAGCTCATTTATCAATCATTCCTGAATTCTTAGAAAAGATAGGCCTACTAGGATTTGAAGATGTCTTTAGTATTAACAAAGCAGAAGTATTAAACACAAGCAATCAATCAGACATTCTATTTAGAGGTATTAGAACTTCAGCAGGAAATCAAACAGCCAGTTTAAAGTCTTTGCAAGGAATAAGTTGTTGGGTATTAGATGAAGCCGAAGAACTTATTGATGAAGATATATTTGATACTATTGATTTAAGTATTAGAGAAAAGGATATACAGAATAGGATCATACTTATATTGAATCCTGTTACGAAGGAGCATTGGATTTATGATAGGTTCTTTCAGAGCAAAGGCGTAGAAGGGGGTTTTAATGGCATTAAAGACAATATATGTTATATCCATAGTACATACCTAGACAACAAAGATAATCTCTCTAAGAGCTTCCTAGACCGTATTAAGAGCATAAAACATAATAACTTTAAAAAGTACCAGCATAAGATTCTTGGTGGCTGGTTAGATAAAGCCGAAGGAGTGGTCTTTGAGAATTGGAGTATTGGTGAATTTAATCCTGATGGACTTCAAACATCTTGTGGAATGGACTTTGGCTTTAGTGTAGACCCTGATAGTTTAACTGAAGTTGCTATTGATAAAAAGAAAAGAAAGATTTATTTAAAAGAGCATATCTATAAAAATGGATTAAAATCACAAGAACTTGCTCAGATTGTTTTAGATAAAGTAGGTGATAAACTTATAATTGCTGATAGTGCCGAACCAAGACTGATTGCGGATCTTAGGCATTTAGGAGTTAATATCAAGCCAGTTAAAAAAGGAACTATTGAAAGCGGTATAACTCGTATGCAAGATTTTGAATTAGTGATAACCCCTGAATCAACTAACATAGCAAAGGAGCTGAATAATTATGTGTATGCAGATAAGGGTTCTAAATTATATCATGATTCATATAACCATGCAATAGATTCTGCAAGATATTGTATAATATACCATTTAGATAATCCTAATGCAGGGAAGTATTTTGTGCAATAAAAAAAGGGGCAAGAACAAAAATCTTAACCCCTTTTAAAACAAGATAATGAAAAGCGTGGCAAATATATAAGAATAAATGAAACAATAAACTATTTTTAATAAATTTCTATTATATAATATATGAAAGTGAAGATTAAGAAGAAGGGTAAAGAAAAAGAGTTTAAATTAATTAGCAAATGGGAGGATGTTACGCTTGAAAAATGGATAAAGCTAGTAAATTTTAAAGAAGAAGCAAAGACTGATGAAGCATTAATAACTATCACAGCCTTATCTAATATTCCTAAAGATTTGGTAAGTCAATTGGCTTTAAGGGATGTGGTGGTGATAATGGATAGATTAGCAGAGCTACAAGCAGAAACAGATAGTTCTTTGAAAAAGATAATAAAGGTGCAGGGAAAGGAGTATGGCTTTCATCCTGATTTAGAAGCTATCACTTTAGGTGAATATGCAGATTTAGAGCAGTTTATAAAGTTAGGGATTGAAGACTACTTGCCTGAAATAATGGCTATTCTTTATAGACCGATAATTGAAAGGGAGGGTGATCTGTACACTATTAAGGCGTATGATGGTAATATAAAGTTAAGGGCGGAGAAAATGAAAAAGATGTCAGCAGTTCAAGTGCAAAATGCACTGGTTTTTTTTTATCATTTAGGGAAAGAGTTATTAATGACTACCGAATTATCTTTGAAGGAACGCCAGAAGGAAATGAAAAAGCAATTGCATCTGAAACCTTTGCAGAAAAATGGGGATATTTTGGAATAATGTATAGATTATGCAATGCAGACATTTCAAAGTTAGAAAAGATAACAAAGCTTAACTTATTAGAAGCATTTACTTGGTTAAGCTATGAAACAGATTTAGAAACACAAAACAAAGTACAAAGACATGATAGCAAATAAGACATTTAACAATGCAATAGACACCTTAAAACAATTAGGTGTTGAGCATGAACAAATAGCAACTACAACAACAGGGGATATTTGGAAAATTGATCTTGCTAAAAATACTTTGTTTCCTTTGTTTCATATCAATCCCGTAAATGTAGAAACAGGGCAATCTACTCTGACCTATAATTTTCAACTATTTGTTATGGATGCTGTAACGGAAAAAGAGAATTGGACAGAAGCTAACATACAGTCAGCAAATTATCTAAGCAATGAGCAAGAGGTTATGTCAAGTTGTTTACAAATTTGCACCGACATTATAGGAATGATGCGACATAGTAAATGGCAAGGAGCAGGGGAACTAGATATTGATGCCCCTGTTTATTTTACAGAAGGTGAATATACTTTAGAGCCTTTTCAAGAACGCTTTGACAATCTTTTAACAGGCTTTGTGTTCTCAATAGGCATAGTAGTTCAGAATGACTTTCAAACTTGCACAATACCTGTTGCAGATAATCCAATAGGGAAATAATGAAATTCAAAATAGGAAAATATACAATAGAAATAGGATTTTTTAAAATAACAATTAAATTATGAAATACGAGGAGTTATTAGAAAAATTAGAATCAATAAGTATTGAGTTAGAAACTTACAATGACTACCCAAAGTCAGCTACTAATAATGCAAAAAAAGCGAGAAAGTGGAAAGAGGAAAACGGAAGTGATTGTGGTACTCGTGTTGGCTGGACTCGTAGTTCACAATTAGCAAATAGAGAAAATATAAGTAGAGATACAATAGCAAGAATGGCGTCATTTAAAAGGCATCAACAATACAAAGACGTTCCTTATTCAGAAGGGTGTGGGGGGTTAATGTGGGATGCTTGGGGAGGTACAAGTGGTGTGGAGTGGGCAATAAATAAATTAAAACAAATAGATAAAAAATAAAAATTATGGCAGATTTAACAACAACGATAACCGAGAGTGTCGTCTTAAACGGATCAACAAGAGGTTCAACAAATGTACTTACAACTACTGGAATAGTAGATGTATTTGAAAGAATACTAACTTGCACTCATTCTCAAACAACAACAGTAGCAGTATTTAATTCTACACCACATGGCGCAGATGGTGCTTTGGATGTAGAGAATTGTAAATACTTTAGAATAACTAATTTAAGTGCAGACGAAGATATGAAGGTTGCCTTTGTAACAGCAGCGACGAATTATCAAGTAACTGTAAGAGCAGGGGGTTCTCATATTTTATTTCAAGCAGAAGAGGCTCTTATTGCAGAAGCTGATACAACACCTAACTTCCCTACACTAGAAGATTTAGTAACTGTTGAAGTAAGACCTGCAGCTACAACTGATGTACAAGTAGAAGTATTTGCAGCCCTTGTATAATGGAAACCAAAAATGTTGAACGGTATTTAAAGTCGTTTGGTGAAGAGGTTATCAGAGGAGCTAGGAAAAACTTATCATCAGCAGGAAAAGGTGGTGGTAATTTAGAAAAGTCGCTAGAGTTTAAAGTTGTTCCTTCCAAAAATGGATTTGCAGTGCAGTTCTTTATGGCGGAGTATGGTGAATATGTAGATAAGGGAGTTAAAGGCGCAGGTGGTGAAATTAAGAGTGGAAAACATAAAGGAACTTGGGGTGGTCGTAGGCATTACATAACTTATGAAGGGAAAAGAAAAGATAGCCCTTATAAATTTGGAAGTGGCAAGGGAACAGGAAGTATTTATAAAGGCATCGGTTCTTTTATCAAAAAGAAAGGATTACAGCCAAGAAGTGAAGGAGGGCAATATATGACAACAGTAGGACTTAAAATAGCAATAGTGAAAGTATTATGGACAAAAGGAATACATGGTATTAGTTTCTTTCAGAAGCCTTTAGGTGAAGTGTGGAAAGGTGCAGGTGAAAACTTTTTGGACGCATTAGCAGAAGATATTAAAAATTCAATAAAAGTAAATTAAAAAGATATGGCATTAACTTTATTACAACAACCTTTAAGTTTTCTTAATGGGGGGCAATTCACTAGGATCCCTGTCGGGCAACAATTAATGTTTAGCGTAGCAGATACAAACATAGTAGCTAATTATTATAATGTAAAGTATCTAATGGAAGTTTATGTAACCACAGCTACTGATTATACTATATTAACTCCTGAAACAAGGATAGGAACTTTTAAAACCACTCCTAATAATGCAGGTTCAGGAGTGTTTGATTTAAGACCTGTATTAGAATCTTTTGTGTCACCCGACCATGAAGCAATGGGAGATACAACCTACAAACTTGACGACAAAATTGAACCTCCCATACATTTAATTGATAGATTCTCAATGAGTGAAAATAATTTTAAATACTTTGCTGTAAAATTTTATTCCGAATACTCTTTATCTCCTGCAAGTGCAATCATCACTTCTAATGCTCTCAATGCGACTGCTATTTGGGGAATCTTTAATGGGGTGGTATATCAAAACAATCCTCTTACTTTAGATGGTGGAAATTATGGATACGATATGACTAAATTTACTTTCTATAATAGTAATGCGTTGCAATTTTTAAGTAATGCGCCTACCACTCAATATGCAAGACCAACTGACTATGGAACTTTCCCAATGTTAAATTGGACTGGAACGGCAATAGGAACTGGCTCAGACCCTATCAATAGAATTAATTTCGCCTTCTATAATTCTAGTGGTGCTTTGATAGCGACTTATGCTAACTTTAATCTAACGACAACAGGAGGTACAGGGAGTACTAATATATCGCCAGCAGGAGGCATTCTATATTATGGGGCTTTTCCTGCAAACCTAAGACAGCATAATTCTGGACTTGAAACCATATTTTCGGGAGGAAGTATTGATGGTGGTTACTATACAGTACAAGTGGAAAACACTAATGCTGAAGCGAGTGTGGTATATACAATCAATCTTATTTGTCCGAATGCAAAAAACTATGAAGGCATTAGATTAACCTGGCTTAATCAATGGGGTACTTGGGATTACTATACTTTCACAATGAAATCTACTAGGTCTGTTTCAACTAAAAGAATACCTTACACTCAACAAAGTGGAACTTGGAATGAAAGCACTTTTAAGATAAAAGGATGGAAAGGAGGTAAGAAAAATTTTAGAGTAAACTCAACTGAAAAGATTAAAATAAACACTGACTTCGTTACTGAAGAAGAAGGAGCATGGTTTGAAGAATTAATCAATAGCACAGAAGTTTATATAGTTAAGGAATTGGATGGAACAGAAACAACCCCTTTTGATACAATAACTAATAAATATATAGAGCCAGTTACTGTGACGACTTCTAACTATACAAGAAAGACAATTGCAAATGACAAACTTATGCAATATACTTTTGAAATTGAAAAGGGTAAAATGCAAAGAACACAATCTGTATAATGAGTACCGAACTAATATTATATCCTCAAAACTATAACGGGTACAGCACCAGCACAACTGCGGCTACTGAATACGTTGTAGATGGACAATTTTTTTCAACTTTTAATAGTGCTGCTAGTATAACACAGTCAGGCTCGTATGGTCTCATAGTACTAGCGTTAGGTTCAAACATAAATACATGGTATCGAGGAAGAACAAATGCTGCTGTAAGCTATCCTACAGAAGTGAATACTGATGTGCATTTTAATACAGTAGCAGGGTTTCTTTATGGAAGTTATGCATATCAAAGACTAACTAATTTAACAGTAGGTCAAATATACACAATAACTGTCACCTTTGAAGCTAACCCTTCAGGCACAGTAGCGTTAGCTGCTTTAAAAGGAGATGCAACTCTTATTACGTTTGCTTGGCAAAATTATGCAGTAGTTAATATGGGAACGCAAGTAACTTTAGATTTTACAGCACAAACAACACAAGATATTATATATATAAATTTTTATGATGCTAGTGCTAATGATTTAGTTGTAGAACATATTTCCGTAAAACAAGGTGGTTTACCACCTTCTATGGTATATACAGATTTAAGTGATGGGCAAGTGATTTGTGATTTATACCAAGAAGAAGACATCCCTTTAAGTTTGAGTGTTGATAATTTTACAAATGTAGCGGAGAAAGTGCAATCATATTCTAAGAACTTTAACCTACCTGCAACAAAAAGAAACAATCAAATCTTTAACAATATGTTTGAGATCACAAGGGCAGATGATGGTTTAATTTTCAATCCTTATGTAAAAACCCAATGCGTTTTAAAACAAGATGGTTTCTTGATATTTGAAGGCTATTTAAGAATGATAGATATAAAAGAAAAAGATGGCGAAATAAGTTATAATGTTAATCTGTATTCAGAGGTGATAGCTTTAGCAGACACATTGAAAGATAAAACGTTTGCAGACCTAGACCTTACAGAATTAACCAGCGACTATAAGATTAATGATATTAAAGATAGTTGGGATGATACTATTGGTTTACCTTTAGAAAACTCGTTATCTGTTACAAGTTTTGCTCGAGACCCTTCATTAGCATCAAACCATACAAACGTAATGAAATATCCTTTTATAGATTGGAATCATCAGTTTTCTTTAACTGGAGGGGTTGTTGATTTGCCTAACTTAAATTCAGCTTTCAGACCTTGTATTCAAATAAAGTATTTAATAAATAAAATATTTTCAGCAGCAGGGTTTACTTGGACTTCTACTTTCTTTGATACTACCGATTTTGGAAAATTGTTTATGGATTTTAACTGGGGAAATGACGAAAACCCTACTGACCTTAATTATAGTGGATGGAAGGACTATCGACCAGAAACATTACCTGCTCCTAATTTTGTGGCAAATCCTAATCAGCCTATTAAATTTACTGGTGGTGTTCTGCCTTCTCAAGCAGGTTATGATACTTCAACTGGGGTTTTTACAGTACCTGCAGGTCAAGGAGATACAGATTATTATTTTAGTATTACTGTAGATTTTGTACTGTGTAATTATGATGAAGCCCCAGATTTAACCGCACAATTTTTGAAGAATGGTGTTTATGTTCCTACTTCAGGTTTTACATGGCAATCAACAACTAATGCTGGTCATGGAAGTGCTATTGCTTATGTTGATAGTATAGTGGCAGGACAATTACAAAGTATCGCTTTGCAAACAAATAGAGGGGGTTGGTATGATTCTGCACCTACCGTAACTATTGACACAAGTCAAGGTGCGCCACTGTCTTCAGGAAGTGGAGCTACGGCAACTGCAACTGGTACTTTTCCAGGTCCAGTTACAGGAATCACAATGACTAATGTAGGGAGTGGTTATGATTCTAACCATCCTCCTTATGTAATGTTTAACAATGTGGAAAAAGATGAGTGTGTACGAACTTATACAGCAAATTTTTCTGTTGACCTTGAAGATGGAGATGTTTTACAGCCTGTCTTTGGCACAACTGGTACTCATAGTTCACATCAATATGCAATACTTCAAGATAATAGATGGAATATATATGGGCTGGGTCAAGTTTATAGTATTAGTAGAACAGCATGGATGTATGTAAATACAGGGGTAGATGTTTTAACCAGTCAGGGTTTACTTAACACCTTGCGAGGCGACTTAGGTCAATGGGATTTTATAAAAGGTATTATGACTATGTTTAATCTAGTAAGTCTTCCTGATGATACAAATAAAAATAACATCATAATAGAAACTTATAATGATATATTTATAAAACACACAAATAGTGGGGATATGTCTCCAGCAGGAATGACTTTAGCACATAGAAGTATAGAGCATGATTGGACAGACAAGGTAGATGTTTCACAAATGGAGCTTAAACCTTTAACAGATTTGAATAAAAATACAATCTTTAAGTTTGTAGAAGATGATGATGATTATTCTTTTAATGCTTATAAAATGGCAACAGCAGGAGGGCTTTATGGTGCTAAGTATTGGGATGCTTCAGGATTTACTATTTTAGAGGGTGAAGAAGAAATTGTAGCTGAACCTTTTGCGGCAACAGTAATAAAACCTTTACAAGAAGGGTTGAATGATTTTATAGCTCCTGCAATATATGCAGTAGATGAAAGTGGAGAGAGTGATGGGTTTGATAATTCTCCAAGAATACTATATAATAATGGGGTAAAAACTTTATCTTCTACTACCTACAATATTCCTTCTCAAAATGGTCATGCGGGAATATCTGGAGAAACTCAATATTTACAATTTAGCCATTTATCTGATATTCCTATTGCACCAGGTACTACTAGAGATTTTAACTTTGAGAGTCAACAGCTTATACAACCTCTATCTATGTTTGGTGTTCCTGCGGATAATTTATTTACTACATATTGGCTTCCTTATTTTTCAGAACTATATAGCCCCGATACAAGAACAATGACTTTAAAAGTCAATCTAACCCCTTCAGATATTAATACTTTTAAGTTCTACGATACTGTAATGATTAAAAATAGAACTTTCAGAGTAAATAAAATAGAATACAAACCCAACACCTTAGCTAAAGTTGAATTTATTTTAATAGGATAATGGATTATTTAAAAGGATATACAATAAAACCTTACACAGTAGAACCTAATGGTGAAGTGATTTTTACTGATGGAACAAATAATGATATAAGAGCAAATCAAACTCAGTGTCAAGCGTATGGATTTACTTATGACCCTAATTCAGGTACTTGTAAAGCGTTTGATTTTAATCTTCAAATGAATACTAATTTTCAAAATATAGATAATAAAATATACGGACCAGGAAATATAACAGGAACAGGTGTGAATAATACTATTATCAATGGAACTAACAATATAGTCGAGGGTAATAGTAATAATGGATTTATAAGTGGGCGAAATAATAAAATAGATTCAGGAGTTGATAATGCAACAGTTGTAGGTAGTTCTGGAACTGCTATAAGGCAAGGAGAATTTGTAGTTGGTAGTAATGCAGGGCAAACATCTTCTTTTGCTTTAAATGGAACAACAACAGATGCTACGGCAACCGCTTTATTTGTAGATGGTGATTCTTCTGTAACAACAATAGCAAGAGAAAATGATTTTCCTTACTTTTTTACAATAGATGCTTTTGGATTTAGGACAGGAGGTGCTTCAGGCTCAGGGGCAGTAGGTGATGCTACATTTATAAAAATAGAGGGTTTTATAAGTGATGTAACATTAACACAAACAACAGCGACAGTAGTAAATAAAGGAACATCAGCAACGTGGAGATGCGCACCTGCTCTTAGTGGTAGCAACTTGCAATTAAAAGCAACAGGTCAAGCATCAATGGATATTACTTGGCAGGCGAATGCTACATTTACTAAAATGATAGGAACATAAAATAGATAACAATGGCAACAAAAAAAGTATTAAATTTAGAAGTAGATTCAAATATAGGACAAGTATCTAAGGACGCAAAAGAAGCAGCTTCAGAGTTTCAATTTATGGGAGTTTCTTTAAATTCAGTTAAAAGTGCTTTTAGTAAAATTATACCAACAGCGAAAGCTATGTTTGGAACTATTAAAGCAGGAATAATAAGTACAGGTGTAGGAGCATTAGTGGTGGCAGTAGGATCATTAGTTACTTGGTTTACTAAAACTAAAAAGGGAGCAGAAACCTTATTAGTAGTTTTCAAAGGAGTAGGTGCAGCAGTTAATGTGATTGTAGATAGAATCTCTAAATTTGGAGGTGGTATTGCTAAGATATTATCAGGGAATGTAAAAGCAGGATTAACAGACATGAAAAATAGCTTCAAAGGAATTGGAGATGAAATAAGAAGTGATACAACAGCAGCGATGAATTTACAAATGGCATTTAATAATCTCAGAGATAGGCAAAGAGATTTAAATGTAGAAACAGCACAAGCGAGAGCAGACATTGAAGCATACAAGTTAATTGCAGAAGATGTAACAAAGACAGAAGAAGAAAGATTAAGTGCAGCGCAAAAGGCATTTAAAATAGAAAATAATTTATTAGATAAGAGAATATCAAATGCAGAAGACTCATTAAAACTTCAGAGAGAGGAAATGGAGTTGTCTGAGAATATGGCAGAAGATTTAGATGCTGAAGCACAATTACAAATTGACCTTGCTAATATTAAACAAGAAAGTGTTACTAAGCAAATTGAGCTGAACAATAAGATTAACGCAATTGAGGCTGAAACAAGGGCTAAAAGAAAAGAGAGGCATGATACAAGGATGCAGGAACTAGCAGATCAACGAGCAGCAGAATTTAATATTGCTGAGGAAACATCTAGAATAGAAGAAGAGTTAGCCACCGCTCGTTTGAAGACAGAAGAAGATAGACAGCTAGAGGCAATAATCAAGAAACGAGATATTGCATTAGAAGCAGCCGAACAAGAAATTAAAGATCTAGAAGACTTAGAGAGAAGAAAAACCGCCATTAATGAGTTATTTCAAGAAGAGTATTTTGCGTTCCTAGAGAAAACTTCATTAGTTGAAATTGAGGGTAATGAAAGAACTGCTGAACAAATTATAGCAGGTGAAAAACATAAGGCACAGGCAGTACATCAGATTAGAATGGCAGATGCAAATAATTTATCAGCAGCAGTTGGTTTGATGAAAACCTTTGCAGGAGAAAATGAAGGACTAATGGCAGGAGCAATAGTTGCAGAAAATATTGCTGGAATAGCAAAGACTGTTATACAAACACAAGCTAGTAATGCAGCGACTATTGCACAAGGAGCGGCTTTAGCAATACCAACTGGAGGAGCATCAGTCGCAACAGCCGCAGCATTAGTAACAAAAACTAATATTGCAGCAGGTATATCTATTGCAGCTTCTATTGCAGCAACAGCACAAGCATTAGGTCAATTAGGAAAAGGTGGGGGTGGAGGTAGTGGAGGAGCATCATTACCATCAGCATCTAGTGGTGGTGGTGGTGGTGGAACACCAGCCCCTGAATTTGCAACAGGTACTTTTGAGTTAAGTGGTGGTCAAGAAATAGAGCCAATGAGAGCTTATGTAGTTTCAGATGAAATAACACAAAGCCAAAATGCTTTAGAAATAATAAGACGTAGAGCAACAATTTAAAAATCAAATAAAATTAATTAAATACTATTATATAATATGCCTTGTAAAGAATGTAAAGACGGAAAAGTAAAATGGGGAAACTCAGGAGAGTGTAAATATGACTCAATAGCTGAATGTGAAGAAGCACATAAAGACTATTACGAAAAGACAACTGAGATTAGAGAGTTGTTAATTGATGATAATAGTCAAGAACTAGCAATTGATGCGATTAGTCTAGTGTCAGCACCTGCAATCGAGCAGGACTTTGTTTATTTTGGAAAAGAAAAGAACAACTTAACTTTTGCTAAAGTAGACGAAGAAAAAAGAATGTTAATCAGTCCTGCTTTAATACCTAACAAACAAATCTTCAGATATGATCCTAATACTGATTCAGAATACTATGTTTACTTTAGTCCTGAAACAGTTAGAAAAGCGAGTGAGCTTTATTTAAAACATAACAATCATCACAAAGCTACATACGAACACCAAGATAGAGTAAGCGGTGTGCTTACAGTTGAAAGTTGGATAAAAGAAGGCGATATGGATAAGTCAAAGCTGTACGGTTTTGACCTGCCTAACGGCACTTGGTTCGTTAAAATGAAAATCAATAATGACGAGCTGTGGAAAAAAGTAAAGGATGGTCAATTAAAGGGCTTGTCTATTGAGGGCTACTTTACAGACAAGATGTCTAAGCTATCTGAAAAGACACCAACAGATGAAGAAATATTAGCAGCTCTTAATGAGATAATAAAAGAAAATCAAATAAAGAACAAATAGTTCTATTATATAATATAAACTTACTTTAAATAAAAAATTACTATGGATTTAAAAGAACAAATATTAGTAGCTCTTGGTCTTAATAAAAAAGACGAAGAAGTGAAATTAGCTTGGCAGTCAAAATCTGAAGACGGTACAATTTTTGTATCTACTGCTGAAGAGCTAGAAGCTGGGGTGGACATCTCAGTTCTGACCGAAGATGGCACGACAATATTACTACCTGTTGGAACTTACAAAACTGATACTGGCATATCTTTTAGAGTAGAAACTGAAGGAATTGTAGCTGAAGTTATTGAAAGTGAAACAGAAGCAGAAGATACAGAAGAAGAAGAAATGTCTGAAGAAACTGCTTTAGAAGAAGAAGCAGATGTGGCTGATTGGCAGGGTATGGAAAAGCGAATTGAAAATCTCGAAATAGCGGTTGCAAAACTTAAAGAAGCTAAAGAAGGGGGTGATGATGAAGTTGAAGAAATGGCAGAAGAAACTGAAGAGCCTTCAAAGAATCCAAAAACTATAACTACAAAAGAAGTAGTAGAATTTTCCGCAGAAGAAGTAGAAGCAATAAAAGCTGAGAATGAAAAGTTAAAAGATGAATTAGCTAAATCACCTGCTGATTCACCAATTAATACAAATAAATTTAGTAGTGAACAAAGAGTTTATACTAAAAAAGAATTATCAAAAATGTCTCCGAGTGAGAGATTTTTACTAAAGTTAAATAAATAAAAATTAATAAATAAAAAACAAAAAAAATGGCAGAACCAACAGTAACTCAAACGTTTACGGGAACGGCAGCAGGATTCTATATTTCAGCAGCCCTTCAAGATAGCGTTTCTTTAGACTATATGACAGTCTTAGAGAACGTTAAGTATAAAATGAATGTGCAGACTCTAGGAGCAGCAAATGTTGTTAGAGATGCAACTTGCGACTTTACAGATCATGGAACTCTTGACTTAGGTGAAAGAGTATTAGAAGTTGAGCCGTTCCAAATTAACTTGGATTTGTGTAAGAAAAATCTTTTAAGTTCTTGGGAGGCATTAAAAATGAGAGCAGGAGCAGGTGCGCCTCCAGCACCAGAATTTACAGACTATGTTATTTCTTACATGGCAGGTAATATTTCATCACAAGTAGAAAAATGTATTTGGACGGGTAATACAGCTAACAATGGAGAATTTACAGGATTTGTTACAGGTGCGGTAGGACTTTTATTAGGAGCAGGGGCAACACAAGTAGCAGCTTCAGCAACTCCTTTTACAAATGGAAACATTATAGCTAACTTAAATGTAGCTTATGAAAGTATTTCAGACGCATTATTTGGTAGAGATGACTTATATATTTACATGTCGCCTACTTCATACCAAATGTATATCCAAGCATCTTCAGCTTTAACTAACTTCCCTTATGCAAATATGAGTGAAGATTACATGCCAGTATTTAATGGCGTAAAATTAGCTGTGTGCAATGGAATGTCAGATGATGAATTAGTAGTGGCACAAAAGAGTAATTTATTCTTCGGTACCGACCTGATCTCCGATACAGACGGAGCTTCAATCAAACTTTTAGATATGGGTGCTTTGGATGGATCAGATAATTTACGAGTAGTATGTAGATATAATGCTGGTGTTGTTCAAGGAATTAAAGCTGATATTGTAAGAGTAGCTTAATAACTTAATTACAAGAAGTGAGGGCTTCGGCTCTCACTCCTTTAACCTTTAAAATAATAAAAATATGGCTTGTACGGCATTAACAAAAGGACGAGGACTGGACTGTAATCGTATATCAGGGGGCGTAAAAAAGATATTTTTCTCAGTATTTGACGAAGATGTGTCTTATACTTATGATGCTTCCCACCCTTTAGAAATTGATGCGATTGATTGGAACAGCACGACAATTTATGAATATGTGATGCCGCTTGGAGTGGCAAGTATAACAGATACAATCACAGGTAGTCGTGAAAACGGAACTATTTTCTATACTCCAACAGTCAATATCATGTTAAATAAACTGACAAAACAGGATCAAAATGAGATTAAATTGTTAGGGAAAACTAAGGTGAGAATTTTTGCACAATTAAATCAACAATTAGCTAATGGTCATGATGTATTTATTGCATTAGGAATGGCAAATGGGCTAGAACTTAACGCAGGGACTATGGATAGCGGAGCTGCCTTCGGGGATCGTAATGGTTACACTCTTACCTTCGATGGACTGGAAGCAATACCTTTTGCTTTCTTAGAAGATTATACTACCAACCCGTGGGATCAATCTGGCTTTATTAATGAAGCAGCAACATTCCCAACAACTGGATAAATTAATTAGTAGTTTTCATATATTCTTTGATTAGGGGGCTTTTTAGCCCTCTTTTCTTTTATACCAAATAAAAACCACTTTTTTCTATTATATAGTATGATACAAGCAATTAGGGAAACTAACTTTACAGCTTATATAGAAACTGAAGCAAAGAGAATAGATACTTCAGTAGGGAGTGGTAAAATAAGACATCTATTTAAGTTTACAAATGATTTAGATGGTGCAGTATTTTATTGTTATGGAGCAGTTGAAAATATTTTTGACCGATATACTAAAGTGGGATTTACTTATAGTTCTTCACCTGATAGATATGAAGGAAGAATAGATTTAAAACCTGCGGGATATTACAAGTATGAAGCGTATGAAGTTAGCTGGATAGGAACAGTAAAAATGGAAAACAACTATGCACCTGCAACAGAAACAGATGTATTACCTGTTGAAAATGATAATGGAGTAGTGCAAGGGCTTGTGGCAATAGGCAAATTATATTTAGCAGAAAAAGCAGGAAGTGAACAGGTACGATATACAGAATATGAACCACCAGCTTCTACAAATTATATATATTACGGACAATAAAAAATTAAAAAATGGCAATAGAAAATGTACAACAGCTTTTAACAGAGCAATTAGGTAAAAATGGAGATACAGTAGTATTTACAACAGCAGCACAAACAGGCAAAGATTGGTATTGTGTTTACTTCCCTGTTGAAAGTGTAGTGTCAGCAATAACAGTAGCAGATGCAACAGGTGAAAGTGCTTTACAGACAACTTTACCTGCTGGAACTACTTTGTTTATGAACATTACTGCGATAACTCTGACAAGTGGTGTTGGAGTAGGTTATGCAGAAGGAGCAACTACTTAGAATATGTTATCTTTAAAACAAGGTCTTAGTTTAGATTCCATACGCTTACAAGGAGCGTGGAAGCCTAGTGATGAAGCTAGTTTAGAGGGTTGGTATCAAAAGGGCGAGGGAATCACTCTTAATGGCTCAGATGTTTCTAAATGGGATGATAGTTCTGGGCGTGGTGTTAATATGGTTCAAGCAACTGCAAGTGAGCAACCTGCTTATTCTAGTGGTGTTTTAACTTTTGATTCTAGTGCTACACAAAACTTACAATCAACTGGACAAATTTCTTTATCAGGCGATTTTACTATTGGTGCAAAGGTGCATCTAGCTTCAGGTGGGGGTGTGTTTTTAGGAGATAATACTACAACAGGAGAATTTATACGGTTTTCATCTACAAGTGAGTTTAGAGTACGAATAGACAATGCCACAGCAGTTAATATTGATAAAGATAGTGGCACTTGGCTAGAAGATGCTTATATGGTATTAACAAGAGTTAGCAATGTGCTTACTTTATATTGGAAGGGAACAGCACAAGTTGATACTGCAACTTTATCAGGAACAGCAGACATAGATGCAATAGGAGTTAGGAGGACTGACTTAAACCCTTACGATGGAGATATTTCAGAAATTCAAATATATAGTAGTGCTAGTACAGGACTAACAGCTAATTTAAATGACTATCTTTCCAAACTATAAAAATTATTATGAAAGACAATATTATTAACATCAATTTAGAAACGAGTACAGCACCTATTGTAAAAGAGGTAAGAGGCAGGGAATACATTGAATACGGTACCGAAGATTGGGCGAACTTATATCCACAATTTCTAATTGATCTATACTATTCAAGTAGTATATCAGCAGCAATTATTAATGCAACATCAGAGATGGTTGCAGGTGAAGATTTAATTATTGAGGATGAAGATGATAGAGATTTAGATGCTAGAATAAAACTTCAGAACTTTATGAATAAAGCTAATGGTAATGAGAGCTTACATGAAGTAATAAAAAAAATATCTTTTGATTTTAAATTACAAGGGGCATTTGCGTTGAATATTGTATGGTCAAAGGATAGGACAGAAATAGCTGAAATTTACCATGTAGGAGTTGAGAAAATTAGATGTGCTAGACCTGATGAATTAGGAAAAATAAGAGGATATTATATTAGTGCTGATTGGTCTAATACTAGACAGAACAAACCTTACTACGTCCCTGCATTTAATACTAATGATAGAACTTGTGCCAACCAAATAATGTATTCAGGTCTATATAGCCCTAATATGAATAGCTATTACACACCTGATTACGTCTCTTGTAATAACTGGGCATTGATCGATGCTAGGGTTTCAGAGTATCATCTCAACGCAATAAGCTCAGGATTTTCGGGGTCTTTTATGATAAATTTTTCGAATGGTATTCCGACTCAGGAAGAGCGTTTTCAAATAGAAAAAAGCCTAACAGATAAGTTTACAGGACAAAATAACGCTGGGAAATTTGTATTGACTTTTTCAGATGATAATACTAGAACCCCAACAGTACAACCAATAAGCACAAGTGATCTCGATAAACAATATTTGGCACTTCAGGAATTGCTTACTAGCAACATCCTGTCTGGTCACAGGGTGACTTCTAAAACACTTATGGGTATTGATAGTACCAATGGCTTCAGCTCTAATACAGACGAGCTGATAAACGCTGCAAACTTTTATCTTAATACTGTAATAAAACCCTATCAAGATCATATAGTAAAACAGCTAAGAAAAATATTCCAAGTAAATAATATGGATATGCCTGTAAACTTTGTACAGCTTAAACCAATCACAGTACAATTTGATTCTAAAACTTTAAGAGAGGTTATGACGCAAGATGAAATACGTGAAGAGCTGGGATTAGAACCATTAGGAGATGAAGCTACAATTGAGCAAGAAGTAAAGTTTAACAAAATAGGAATGATAGATGGAAAGCCTGTTTTTAGCACCATAGAAGAGGCTGAGGCTCATGCAAAGACTTTAGGGTGTACAGGGTACCACGAACACGAATATGAAGGCAGAACGGCTTATATGGCGTGTGAAGGGCATTCGGAAGCAACAGAGCTACATAAATTTATAGAAGAGTTTGGTGAAGATATACCTGAAGGATGGGATATTGTAGATGATGAAATAGTAGATGGTGAACACCAAGACTTTGATTTTGAAGATGAATTAAACAAAGTGGCAAATGAAAAATTTAACTTTGTAAGAACAGGGAGGGCTAATCCAAATGTAAGAAGTGAGCAAGATGGCTTAAATAAAGATGGCGATAAGTTTTTTAAAGTGAGATATATGTACACTAAAAATAATGCATTAAGTCAAGAAGGAGAAACAAGGAGTTTTTGCAAACTTATGATGGCAACAAAAAAAGTGTATCGTAAGGAGGATATTTTGAGAATGACTAATATAGCTGTCAATCCAGGATGGGGACCGAGAGGTGCAAATACTTACTCAATCTGGCTCTACAAAGGAGGCGGCAATTGTCACCATTACTTCAGACGTGTAGTATATCAAGCACCTGCTAGTGATGAAGGTTTTGTAGTTTATCCTGATAACATTACAACAGACAAAATTATTACAGCGACAAAAGCAAGAAGCGAAGGCTTTACAATTAAAAGAAATGATAGTCTAGTAGCAAAAGCACCTAAGACTATGGTGAATCAAGGATTTTTAGAATAGAGAATTATGGCATACGTATTATTTATAAGTGAAGAGAAACTTAAAGACGCTACAACAATCGGACTTAATGTAGATCCTGAATTGTTACTCCCGTATATTAAGCAAAGTCAAAAGCTGTATGTAGAAACTAAACTAGGTACAGATCTTAACCAAAAATTGAAAGACTTAATTACAGCAGGAACTGTAAACAATGCAGGGAATGAAGCCTATGCAACTTTACTAAACGATTATATTGGCGAAATGTTGCCTTCATTCGCATTATATATGGCAATTCCTTTTCTGAGATTTAAAATCGAAAATGGAAATATCTATTCTAAGACATCAGAAACAGGAACAGCATTATCAACTGAAGAAGCTCAACATCTTAGAAATGAGGTACTTAACACGGGCGAATATTATATGGAACGAATGATTGATTATATAAGAAACAACACGAGTAGTTTCCCTGAATACAGCACCAACACGGGATCAGACGTGTCGCCTGATAAAAATTCTTACTATTCTAATATGAACTTAGAAAGACCCGATACACAAGGAACTAAATTAACATTAAGAAATTTTTTAACTCCTGACATATAAGATGAAGAGATACTATAAAACAAAAAAAACAAATATAACTAAACTAAAGACATATTTAAAAGATGCCATTAAAACAAATAACAAAGGATGTGGGCGAAGTGCTGGGAGTAAACACAGCGATACTAAGCATCACAACGTTCACTAATTTAGAGTTATTTCTAAAGATATTATTACTTGTAATAACAATAATATATACTATTGATAAATGGTGGTATCGTAAAAAAAATAGATAATGCCTAAGAAAAGAAAACTCAATTCAAAGAATCCTAAGTATAACAAATCCCTAGAAAATAGTGTTAAAATGCGTAAAGAGTTTGTTCAAGAAGTTAAAGGAGTCAAAATCTACAAAGCCTATTACCTCTAAAATTAATAAAGTAAACCTGTTGTTAATTAGAGATACTCTAACAGAGCAATCTACTATGGGTAAGTTGTTTCTAAATGGAGAGCAATTTTGTGATACTTTAGAGCTTCCTTGGAAAGAAAATCAAAGAAGTATATCTTGTATTCCTGCTGGTGAATATAATGCAAGACTAAGATTACCAAGAGAAAGTGCTACAAGAGAATATGTTCATTTATTAATTAAAGATGTACCTAATAGAGATTATATTCTTGTTCATATCGGAAACACCACCAAAGATACAAAGGGCTGTATTCTAGTTGGTCAAAGTCGTAAACAACACTTTGTTGGCAACTCAACTTTGGCAATGGAATTGCTAATAAAAGAAATCATAAATTTGGGAGGTGAGAATATAAAATTAATAATCAAAAATAAATAACTATGTTTAAAAATTATCTAATTTCACAGATGTTAAAATCCAAGAAGTTTTGGTATGCAGTAAGTTCTATTGTAATTCCTATTATAGTTCAATATTTAGGAGTTGATGAAGCAACTGCATCGAATCTATTTTATGCTTGTTTAACTTTAGTGGTTGGACAGGGAATTGCAGATAGTGCAAGAAAATAATAGATACCGCTTAAAGCCACACGAGATTGTGGCACTTAAAAAAATGAGGGAAACCGATACTAGGAATGTCCTAGTCATCGGTGACCTTCACGAACCTTTCTGTTTAGATGGTTACCTTGATTGGTGCTTAGAACAATACTATGACTACAACTGCACAGAGGTAGTCTTCATAGGTGATGTAATAGATAACCATTTTTCTTCCTACCACGAAACCTCAGCAGATGGTATGGGTGGGGCAGATGAGTTAGAATATGCTATTAAAAGGATAGCAAGGTGGAGAAATGCATTTCCTTTAGCTACTGTGATAATCGGCAACCACGATAGAATTATAATGCGTAAAGCACAAACCTCAGCAATACCTAGTAAGTGGATTAAATCTTATAAAGAAGTATTAGAAGTTCCTGATTGGAATTTTGTAGAACGATATGAAAAAGATGGCGTTCAATATATTCATGGAGAAGGTGGAACCGCGAGGACTAAGTGTCGTGCTGATATGATGAATACAGTACAGGGTCATCTTCATACACAATGTTATACAGAACACTATGTAGGTAAAAATTTCCGTGTTTTTGGCACTCAAGTCGGCTCAGGAATTAATCATAAATCTTATGCAATGGCTTACGCTAAATATGGCAAACGACCAGCAGTTGGATGTGCTGTTATATTAAACTCAGGAAAAACCCCTTTAAACCTTTTAATGCCCTTATAATGCACTTAAAAGACTCTACAAAGCTAACCCTACTTTATTTATTACTTATAGTAATAGTTTTGCTCATTTCTCTTTAATTTTCTTGTTAACATATTAATTGTTAATAACTTTGTAAATAATTGTGTTAATATAGTTGTTAATTCAAATATTTGTTGTATGTTTGTACCATTATTAATTTAAAAAAAAGAAAATGAAAACAACTTTTAAAATGAAAGAAGCAACAAACACTTCAGAAGCAATTTACTCAATAGAAAATGTACTAATTGAGAACCCACTATGGCTAAACAAATGTACTAGCGACTTGTTTGCAGTAGTAAAACAATGTTGGGACTTACCATTGACTGTGCAAGAATACAAAGTAGACAAAGCTAATTTTGACAATTCACACGATTACCTAGATGCCCTAGACAAATCAAAACATCAAGTTAGTATGCTTTCAATGTTAAATTCAGAACAAATCATCAACTTGTTTATTGAAATCAAAACTGAATACTATAACTTTTTAGATAATACACAATGGAGTTAATTTGCGAAGATTACTATTTCTATAATAACGGAATATACTCCAGTATTGCTAAATTTTCACCTGATGGCTGGTTCTCAGATTTGAAAAAAGTAGAACCAAGTATAAGAGTATTTGGAACTAGAAAACAGGTTGATGATGCTATTGATGTTTATGTAGAAATGACAGGGCTAAATTTAGATGAATGTCATACCTTTGAGGTTGAAAAAGAAGGCTCGTTTTTTTATAATGAAGAACGCAATAAGATCATTAAAAAGAAACTCCAAGAATATAAAGAACGCTACAATCAACTGAGTAATAACAAAGCACTAATAACAACGATATGACACCAATACCTTTAGAAGAAGAACTAATACATAAAAGAATGAATGATATTAATACATTCCAAGCACACGAAAACGAGGTATATTTAAGAGGTACAGACGAATACGGAAAAGACTTTCAAATTTGTTTTGATGCTTATAACTTTTTAGAATGGATTGATACTGAAAATTTAAAGTACATAAAAAAACAATTAACTAAATACATAAAAACGAAATAATGGAAGAAATAAAAGATTATGCAATAGAGGGGCTTGAAAACCTAAAAGGAACAAATCCTGAAGCATCAGACCTACATCATAACATATTTAATATGGATTACTATATTATTGGAACTTATGAAGCTAAAAAATGGGTAGAAAAAATAGGGGCTTTTGAAGTTATAAGTGAGATTGTAGATTATGAAACTGTACATTTTGGAGAAGTACATACAGATTGTGCAGACCCTGAAAAGGTAGCTAATATGTATGCCTATATTAAAGGGCAAGAAATATTGGATGAAAGCAAAACATACCACGAGCTATACCACGAGCAATTAAATGATGGAGATTTACAGCAAATAATTAATGAATTAAATTAATTTTTTTATTTTTAACAAAATTATAAACAAAAACAATAAGATATGAAAACGGAACTATTAAAAGAAAAGTACATAAAGTACCAATTAACAAAAGATGATGTATTCAAACATCAGCATTACATCATTATCACTCGTAGCGGCATAGAGAAAATACAAGCCATTGAAAATATACATATTAATTATGATGTGATAAAATGTGATCCTAATTTTGCTTCAGTTAAAGCAACTGCAATAAAAGATACAAATACAATCCAAACATTTGGATCTGCTTTAAAAGGAAGTAGCTTTAAAGATGGGAATACGAATAGTTGGTATGTAATGGAAATGGCAGAGAAACGAGCAATGAGTAGAGCAGTCCTCAAGCTAACGGGCTTCTACGAGTTAGGAGTATTTGGTGAAGATGAAGCAGAAGAATTTAAAAAGAAATAATATAGAAAGTGAAAAGGTTAGATAATAAATTAATAATTCAGCGATTATACTTTGTGGTGTTATCAATTCCTTTTCACTTTCTTTTTTTAATAACTAAATAATAAATTATGGAAACTTATATGCCAAAGAACAGCATTAACACACCCTTAGATAAAAGCGAAAAAGTAGAAAGATTACTACAAGAAAACGAAAGGGTAAGACAAAACAACATGGAGTTAAAATTGCAAATAATAGATGCAAGAAAAAAACTAAATCAAATTAGAGAATTAATTAAAAAATAAAAAAAATGACAATAATTGGAAAACTAATTAAAAAACTAGATGTTGAAACAGGCATCAGTAAAACAGGAAAGGAATGGAGAAAACAATCTATACTTGTAGAACAAGCAGGAACAGACTACAACAAACAAGTAGTAATAACTTTCTTTGGGGATAAAATGAAAAGCATTAGAGATGTTGAAGAAGGTTCTGATGTTAATGTTTCAGTAAATGTTTCTTCAAGAGAATTTAACGGTAAATATTATCATAATATTGATGGTTGGTTTTGTGCTGTATCAGGGAAAGAAACTGTTGGGGAATCTGATGAAATGCCGTTCTAATGACAGAAGAAGAAAACTTTAAAAACATTTGTAATCTCACTACAAAGCTAATGGGATTTGAAGATGGGGCTTTATCCTTAAAGAGCAGGAAAAGACCTTTGCAAGTAGCAAGATCAGTTGCAGCTTATATTGGAAGGACTGAAGAAAATATACATAGAACTGTAATTGCTAAAGTATTAAATAGAGATAGGAGCTTAATATATCATTATGAACATGGGCATAGAGGTAATTATGCTACGTGCATTATATATAGAAATACTTTCAATAAAGTATATAGAGGGTACAAAGATATTGATGATTCTAAATTAACTTTCTTACATGATGATTTTTTAAGAACACATTTAATACAAAATGGTGTAAGAGAAAATAATAAATCACAGGTATTTTTGGAAGTAATTAGTGGTGATGCAGTATGTATAATAAAGACATCTTATTTTGACTTTTCAAATCAATTAGAAAATGTTAAATTTGCCATGAATAATTATCATTATACAATAAAAATTATAACTAACGACTAATGCAAAAACCAAATTACTATGCTGTC